AGTAGTATCACCAAATAATGTTGTCATACCACTTACATTTAATTGACTAGCTAGGGTAGTATTACCAAGTAATGTTGATTCACCTGATACATTAAGAGTAGCAACTGCTGTTATAGCTCCTAATAATGTTGTCATACCACTTACATTTAATGCAGCTGTTGCAGTAACATTATTATTTAAAACTGATGTACCTGTTATCATCATATTACCAGTTGATGAATCAATAGTTAATAATGTTTGATTAGTTAAACCAATACGAAGATTACCATATGTATCAATTCTAAAATGTTCGCTAAAATTACTACCTGTTTCAGATGCTGTACCAATTGAAATGGTACCAGCTTGAAATTTAGCACCACCATGAACTTTTAATTTATATATTTCATTGAAAGTAGCGACACTAGTTGTATAAAAAACTGATTCAGGACCAATCATCACACTTCCAGCATTATAATAAATATTACTATTTGATTTTAAAAAATTAGCTGAACTATTATTTAATACTTGGTCAAACCCTAAATTTTGGTTTTCATTAAAAGCTAATACAACTTGTGAATTATCTATATAAAAATTAATTACTAATAAGGCATCAATATTAGAATTATGAATATGAATTTCATCTCCCGATATAGCATCTGCTAAAGCTCCAGTTACTGAATTATAATTAGGATTTATATTAGGGGATGGATGTAATACATATCTGATTGTCATTATTATATTTATATTAGATATTTTATTTTATTCTGAAAGTTATTATATATTGTTCGTTTCTAATATAAAAAAGACGTGTCATTATTTATTTAATATTGATAATATGAACTTATCAGATAAATCACTATCATATTCATCTTCTGACAAATCACTATCATATTCATCTTCTGACAAATCACTATCATATTCATCTGAAGAATTATCCTTATAATGATTGGAATTTATTTTTGCTATTAATTTATTATTATCCCAAGTATTTAATACGGTGTTACGGCAATTATATGAAAGTTGAATTAATTGAATTTTAATTTCTCTTAATATTTTATATATATAATATTTTTTATATAATATTGGATTTTCCAAATACTTTTGGAATTATCCCATAAAATCTATTATTCATAGCTCGTTTTATACAAAATATTTTTGTTAATCATATTAATGTATAATAATAAGAGTGAAAGACTTGCCATTGTAATTGATATTATGACGAAATTAAAAAATTTTAAAGGGAAGAATGATGAAATTATTAATCTATATGAGAACGGAATGTGTTCATTTATAGATGAATTTAAAGATATTTGCAAGATTTATATCAATATGGATGACAAAAATGTAATTGATATGAAAGGAACTTTATATTTTGAAGAAATTGACCGTAATATTGAATACTTATTACCTGCTAAGAAATACAAAACACCCTTATTTGTTATTAGAGGGAAAAGCTAAATAATTTTATTTTATAATAATAATAATGAACTAAATAAATAATATACTTTATAAGAAATATATCATCTACAAACAAAAATATTTAAATCTTCAAGGGTATAAAAATATAAATACAAATATAAATATAATAATTAGTTTCATTATTATATTTATTATAAAAATTTAAATTATATTTTTTAATCGACATCATCATTCTTTGGACCACTAGCTTCTGCACCTGCTGGCATACTTGTAGGTACATTCGATTGATATGCTTTTGATACAAGTGGCATTAAAAGGGCTTCAGTTTGTTTATACTTGTCTTCATATTCTTCGGTAGTTGCATTACTATTATTTTCAACCCATTTAAGAGTTTCTTCTACTGTTTTTTCAACAGTACTAAGGTCTTCTCCTAAAGCTTGTTTCATCTTCTCCTCATTAAGAACTGAAGACTTTAGATTATAGCAATAGTTCTCAAGTTTATTCTTAGCTTCAACTCTCATTTTAACTTTTTCATCTTCTGCCTTGAATTTCTCAGCATCATTTACCATTCGCTCAATATCCTCTTTACTAAGACGACTTGATTGATTAGTAATTGTAATCTTTTCTGCTTTACCAGATGATTTCTCAACAGCTGAAACACAAAGAATACCATTAGCATCTACATCATAAGTAATTTCAATTTGTGGAGTACCCCGAGCCATTGGTGGAATTCCCTTGAGATTAAATTCACCAAGTTTGTTATTATGTTGAGTCAATTGACGTTCACCTTCATATACTTGAATAGTTACACCAGGTTGATTATCAACTGCTGTTGAAAAGGTTTGAGTCTTTTTAGTTGGAACGGTTGTACCACGTGGAATTAGATTAGTCATAATACCACCTGCAGTCTCTACACCAAGAGATAAGGGAGTCACATCAAGCAAAACAAGTTGGTCTAGTTTATCATCACGAGTTCCTGATAAAATAGCTGCTTGAACCGCTGCACCATAGGCAACTGCCTCATCTGGATTAATTGATTTACACAGTTCCTTCCCATTAAAGAAATTAGTAAGGAGCTCTTGAATTTTTGGAATACGAGTTGAACCACCAACTAATACCACTTCATTAACTTGATTTTTTGAAAGTTTAGCATCAGTTAGTACACGTTCTACTGGTGCTAGTGTACGTTGAAAAATATCCATACAAAGAGATTCAAATTTAGCACGAGTTAAAGTAAGATTCAAATCTACTCCTTCATGGAGTGAATCAATTTCAATTGATGTTTGGGTTTGACTTGAAAGTGCTCGTTTTGCTTTCTCTGCTGCACTACGAACACGTCTAACTGCTTTTTTATTATCACTAAGATTTACTTTATGTTTCTTCTTAAATTCTTCGACAACATAATCAACAATACGATTATCGATATCCTCGCCACCCAAGTTGGTATCACCTGCAGTGGCCTTTACTTCAAAAACACCATCTTCAAGTGTAAGAAGTGAAACGTCATGAGTACCACCTCCACAATCAAAAATCAGTACATTCTTTGATGCTTCTGACATCTTATCAAGACCATATGCAATAGCAGCTGCAGTTGGTTCATTAATAATACGAAGTACATTAAGACCAGCAATAACACCCGCATCTTTAGTTGCTTGACGTTGAGCATCATTAAAATAAGCTGGAACAGTTACTACTGCATTTTTAACAGGATAACCTAAATAATCTTCAGCTGTTTGTTTCATCTTTGTAAGCACCATTGCTGAAATTTCTTCTGGTGTGAATTCTTTCTCTTCATCTTTAAAAGTTACTTGAATCTTTGGTTTATCATTTTTATCAACAACTTTGAATGAAAAATGTTTAAGATTATCTTGAACTGCTTTATCCATATAATTACGACCAATCAAACGTTTCGCATCATAAACTGTATTAGTAGGATTAGAAGAAGCTGCATTCTTTGCAGCCATACCAATCATACGTTCAACATCATTAAAACCAACATATGAGGGAGTTGTACGTTCACCCATATCATTAGCAATAATTTCTACTTTACCATTCATATATACACCAACACAACTGTAGGTAGTACCAAGATCGATACCAATTGCAACATTCTTATTATTATTCATTATAAATATAATATGTACTAAATCTTTATATTATTTTATTATATTAAAAATACTTAAAAATAATAGTATAATTAACCCATTAAATATATAATTTTTTTAACTAAAAACAAGAGCTTGTTTCTCATTAATAAGTTTTTGTGTAGAGCTAACATAAGGTTTAATTTCAACTGTACATGACCAATCATATCCATTTAAATCTAATGTATTACCAAGATAATCAACCAACTCAATATCAAGTCTTTGAATATTAATTGGTTGTCTAAAACGATATTCTTTACTCATACCATCATCAATCTTTGGATTACCAAGACCAGTTGTCATAAGAATTTTACCTAGCATTGATTTATTAAAAAAATTAAGATAACCATAATCATTAATTCTTATAAATATATAAGCATCACCTGATGTATTAAACATTCTAGGTGCAGCTATTATGCAATCTGTATCTAGCCATATTGGTGAAATTAAAAACTTGTTAGCTTTTTTTGTCATATCAGGTCTAAAACCAAGATAATAACCAAGAGGTGGATATTGTAAATTTTTTATATCAATTATATTATTAACTAAATAAGTATTCAAATCATTATATGTATTAAAATCTATTTCAAATGATGCAATATCTTTTTTGCAATTTGGTTTATATATTATATCATTATATTGTGCAATAGTTATAAAACCATTTGCTAATAAATAAGATTTTATAACAAGATTACCTGTTACATTTGATGAATCGGGTGTTGTCCAACTTTGATTATTAGGTGTTGTTATATCTTGCCAGTAAAAATAATAATTTGTATTAGAACCTGATGTACTTGATGGTTTTGTAAATGTATTAGTAATACTTATTCTTAAAGATGTTAAATTTGTGGTTGCTTGTAAATTATAAATTTGAGTATTATCCATAGTTGGGTCTGCAGCATTATTATTCAAATAATATATTGAGCTACCTAACAAGTTAGTACCTGCACCAACATATCCATTTGGAATAATATAAGAATTTGTTGCCATTCTATCTAGAATTCCTAAAACAGGATAATCACTACTAGTAATTGCAATAATAAAATTTGATGTATCATATAAATAAAATTTATAGAAATCATTCTTAAATGTATACAAATTAGTAGCCAAATTATTTGCATTATAAATATTATTATTTATTGTAATATTATCAACTCTTATACAATCATTTGCATTTGGTTGATAATATAATTTATTATTTAATGTTATAGAAGTTACACTTCTAAAACGTCTATCAAATATATTTATATTTATTGCAGAAGTGAATTGAAAATTTCCAGAGTCTAATTCAATTACACTCGTATCATTAATATTATTATTTTTATACGCAAGTCTTTCATTATATTTTTGAGTTATATAATTATTAATTTGTAATACCATTCCATACATACTATACCAACCCTGTTGCAATATAAGAGGATTTTGTAAGGTTGTTGGCATATAATCAGCATTATTAAAATCTAATGCTAATTGTAAATCACTATTCAAGTAAAAAAAATAAAAATATTTTTCTGATATTGGTTCTCCATTAACTTGTTTTGTCTGTAAACTACTATTTTTATTAAATAATCCTTCAAAAATACTATTCATAAGTGTATTAATACTAGCAACTAATTGAAGAAAACCATCTTCTAATTGAATAATAGTACCAATAGGATCATTTAGTTTATTTGGTAAATGAATTTTAATAAAATTATTTTTTCTAGTAGAACTAATATAGTTAATAGAGTTATTAACTTCTAAACTAGCCAATTTAATTGATCCAACATTTTTAATACTTTTTTCTAATGTATATCTAAATTTAGTTTCATTTGGATAGATTAATGTATCACGATATCTACTATCAATGTTAAGTAAAATTTCTTCCATATAATAATAGTATAGATTTTTTATGGCAACTACTAATCCCCAAACACAAATTAAAGAACAAATATCAGCATATTTAAATGATTTTTTAACGGTTATTAATAAAGATAAACAAGTGTCTAATCTTATTGCGCCTAATTATATAAATGCACCTAATTTATCTACAAAAGCTAATGATTTATTAAAACTTTATTATATTATAATAAATGGTGGAACTATAGATGGTATTCAAATTACTGGTTTTCTTAATTTGAAAGCTAATGTATTAAATATATTAGGAAAAGCACCTGATAATTCATCTGTAGCTAAGAATTATATTGATATTTCTAAAAATAATTTAAAATAAGAATTTTTATTAATTTAAAAATATATCATAATATAATTATGGTCCGAATAATAGATTTAGGTGCAGAAAAATATAATAGTTTTGTTGATGCTAATAATTTAGTAATGGGAGAAGTGCCAATTGGTGCTAAAGCTACTTTACAAGAAAGTCAAAAAATTTCAGATACTTCTACTAGTGTAGTTGCAACAGCTATTACAAATGCAGCAAGTGGTTTATCTGGTCAAATTACAGCTGCAGATGTTACATTTTATACTTATGTATTGAATGCTATTGATAATATGATTTTAGCATCTTTTGCTAGAGATTTTATTATGCCTCAGAAACTGGAACCAGTTGAGTATTATGTTACTAAATCTAATGATATTAATATGGATATTGCATTATTCTATTATGCTGTAGAATATCCATCTGATAAACATGTTGATACTGCTAAATTAGCTACAATTAAAACTAATTTGACTGAAAAACTTGGCATAACTTTTAACTAATTTCTTCCAACTATTTTTTTGAAATATAAAAATTTCTCAAAAAAATTATTAGTTTTCTCCTATATTTTTAATTATATCATAAGTTCGGTTTTACCGCAATTTATGACACCCTTTGAATTAATCCAATTATGAATATAATCTCATATTGCATTTCATTTGTTACTTTATATGTACCATCATTATTCTTATCATTATTCATCATATCCATTTGTACACCCAACTCATCAAGTCCAAAAGTATTACTACCAACTCTTGTAACTTGGCGTACTAGTGTACTGGGTTCACTAACTATGCCATTAATAGAATTATTATATTTACCAAAAATAAATTCAGCTATAGCTTTTGTTAATGGTGTTTTAATCAATGCATTATTATTAGCCACATTATATAGTGCACCTCTTAATTTACATCTAATATTTAATTCCATATTTTCTAAATTCATATTAACTGTATTATAAATTTGAGTACCATTAGGTATTGCTATACCGCTACTATTTATACCATTTACACTATTACCTACTGTATTATTAGTATTACTAGAGTATATTAATTGATCTTGTGCAAATCTTCCAGAATAGTTATATAATTTAAATATATTTGATTGATATGCTGGTACATTTACTTCATTAAATGAATTGGCTAAAAGATAATTTAATGGATCAATATTACCAGCAGCACTCTTTGTTGTATTAATAATTGGAGCAGTAATATTAGTAGTATTATTTAGTGGAATAATAACACCTAAATTTTTATCTGGTATATTATCAAAATAAATTGTTGTACTATTATCATTTATAGTTGTTAGAAATCTGAAAATATTTCCTGATGCATTAGTTCTATAAATATTTCTTCCTATTACATTCTGACTCGTACTAATTGGTAAGTTTAGTAATATCTTTGATGCAGAATCAATACTTTGATAAATAGTATTAGATTGGTCCGATGCATCTGTTTCACCTAATATAGTTGTACCATTTACAGTATTAGAAACAATAAAAGTAAATTTATATATATAAGAACCATTTGTTAATAAATTCATACTAATTATTTTTGTATATAAATATGTAAATGCATTTCCACCGACTGATGTTAACAATGGTGTATTAATAGATGGTAATGTACTAACTGTAGGTGCAATCGTTGTTATATCAACCATACTATCTGAAACATTATCAATATATAATGAAGTAACATTATCTGGTATGACACCAATTAATACAAAAGTATTTCCACCATTAATTGTTCTATATATTCGTCTACCTGTAATAGTATTATTAGGACATATTGGGATATTAACAATAATTTTACAACTTACAGGAAGCATAATAATAGGTGTTGATGCATCGGATGGTAGTGTTTCTAATACAATATTATCAGTTACATTATAATAAGTAATCTTATATTGATATGATATATTGGGTGATAATATACTTTGTGTAACATCCATCAATCTAGCGGCTGTTAATACGCTGTACGAACTATCATTTGCTGTTAAATAGGCTAATGATGGTCTTGAAACTGTAGTATTAGTTGGTTCTAAGATATCATCAAGAAATAAAGTATCTATATTATTAGCAACCGATACAATATAAAGATGTGATGTTAATGCTGATATTACTTTTCTACGATAAATCTTTCTACCTAATACTCGTATATCTTGTGATATGGGCAAAGTAATTAAAATCTTTTTTTTATTGGTAGTAGATTGAGTCACATAATTAGATTCTAAACTACATTCTGTTTCACCTGTATTAGTATAATATGTGATACGATATGAATACACACCACCCAATTCTAAATTATTACTTTCATCACTAGCAAGTTGTGCAGCAGGTACATTTGGTTTTAACACTTCACTAGCAAGATTATTAACACTACTTAATAAACTGGGATTAAGAATAGAACCTGATTTATTAAATGCCTTGAAAATAGCTGCATAAACGCCTTGTAATAAGACTGGTGTCAAACCACCATTTCTAACAAATATTTTCATATTATTAACAGTATTTATATAAGTTGATTCAATATTATTATCAATAGTAAGATCACCCATAATATATTTGGTATTTCCAAATGTAACATAGTTTGTTTTAATATTACCATTAGCATCTGTAATAGCAACACCATTTGACATATATTCTAAACCATCAATTTTGATTGTATAATTATTCATATCAGCCGAATCTAAATAAAATAATGCATTCTGTACTGCTGCCTTGTTAACTTCAATATTAACTCGAATATCTGCATATTCTCCACTTAATGGATTTTGTAAATAATTACCCTTAATAAAATCACCATATGCAATAACCTTAAATTTAGAATCAACAATTGTATCTTGAGCGCTTGCAATACTAAAAGCATCTTTTTCAATTGTAAGAAATCCATTAACATTACTAATAAGAGGACTATTATCAAGTGTTGACCATCTCGTTTGCATATGAATAGGAGGATATCCTCTTAATTTATATCCATAAGACAATATCTCAATATCTGTATTATTAGCTGCATTAACAATAAGATTAATAAAAGAATCTGTAGTATTAATATTAGAATCTATAAATAAACTATAATTATCTAATGAATTAATAACATTAGGATTCAGCTGACTAAAGTAGCCACCTTGAGGAACTTCTAATGTACCAGAACTTGCCGTATTAGTAGTAGGAAGAGTTGCTCCTAATTGATAATCTGGAATACTATCAGTAACTGTAAGAGTCGTATTATCAAATAATTGTAATACAAATTTATATACAGATAACGAGTCATTTGCAGTAGTTCTATAAATTTTTCTACCTTTCACTCTTGGATCATCAGATATAGGAAGAGATGATATGATAACATTTCCTTGACCTGCTAGAACTTGAATTGTTGAAGTATAATCATTTGGACCTGATAAGGTCTCACCAACATCTGTAAAAAATGTTACTCTATATTTATGAGTTCCAACATCTACACCAGTATATTGAATAGATGGATTGGCTGGAATTAAATTTGTAATAAAAGATGTTGTGGGTGGTACGACATATGGTTCTGGTGTAAAAGGACTATTCTTAAAATAAATTATTTTCTGACCCATATCATTAATAGGAATAGATGTTTTTCCAAATGCACTTATAGTAAAATTAGTATGTTCTTTTATATTCACTTCAACAAACATTGTATGAAAATCATTATATGTTAATGAATTAGTAGCAGTTCTATTTAATATACTATTAATATTACTAGTACTCATAAGATTTAAACTCAAGTTTTTAGTAGAATCAAAATACCAACCTATTGAACCTCTTGCAGTTTCTTCTGTTATAGCATTAGTTGTATCAGAATCAATTACATCCATTGGGTAGGATGAATTTTGGTCAGTGTTAATAAATTTACTAAATAGTAAATTATAACCAGACTGTGTTGAAAGACTGATTTGTTTTGAATCAGTCAATCTAGTATCTGTTATCTTTCTTAAAGCTAAATTAAGCATACTAGTAGGTGTACTATAGCCATAAGCTTCTATATATAATATGATCATATCATTAATATCAGTTCGTATTCTTGCTTTAATAATATTATCTATTTGACTTGATGAGAATTGTATTGCTGTTTCTGTTCCTATGATATGTTCAAAAGTAGAATTAGTAGGTTGTTGAGATAAATTGGGTGAATACCACAAGAGATATCGCCCTGATTGAGCAGGAGTCGTTATACCAAGTGTTTGTACATAATTATTAGGATTAATAATATCTAGATAAATTGTTTGTGCTATATTTGTAGGTTGATAAATAGTAAACCAAAAATAATTTAGGGTTTGAGATGAAATATCTGTATCTAGATTTCTATCATATAATGTCCAATTAATATAATTACCAGTCGTTTTATTAAATCTCCATCCATTAAAAGGGCCTTTTCTAACTGATGCATTTCCATTATAAAGTTCTCTCCCTGAACGTTTATCTAGATGGAAATTATTACTAGAATTTTTAGTTTGAATTAATGAGGTTAAATTAATTGCATATTCTGCATATCTTCCAGGATCTAACAACATAAATATACCGTCTTTAGGAAGTTGTAGATTAAAATTTTTGGTAAAATTTTTTATAACTTTTAAATTTAACGGCCTTGAAAATTTTTCATTTATTCCTAAATTTAATAATTTATTAGTAAAAGTACTTTTATTTATATCATCAAGATAATTAGGAAGATTTATTTTAAAATTAATATTATTAGCACTAGACAATGGCAATATGGATATATTTTGTCCTACCGTATCAGCTGGGTCAAAATTTGTATTATCTATATATTTTACATAAAATCCAATATCTTGATCTTTTGTTGGATAAGCTAATTTTTCTGAGATTCCTACTAATAGAGATTTATTTGTTGGTAATGGATTAATAGTTGTATCAAGGGTAATACTAGAACCTTTAAAATCACCACTACCTACTAGTGTCTTATTAGTATTAGTAATTGTGCCTAATTTAAATTTATTATTATAATAATTCAAATAAATATTTCTATTTGCTCTTATATTATTAATTGTAGTATTATTAGAATTTAATAATGTGTAAAGAAATTTACCCATATTATCAGAATAGTTTGTAATTTCTTGACTTTGTACTATGTTCTGTTTATAAGTGAAAGTAACTATATTAATACCATTACTCCATATTTTTATAATATCATTATTGTTTGCATTACTTATCGCATTACCATAGTTAGTATAATTAACATCTGGTAGATTAACTGGATTCGTATTATTTACGTGTCTTATTACCATTATATAATATTATAAAATAATATTTTATTAAAGAAAACTTTATACAATGATTTCATTATCCAAGTTAGTTGGAGATGACAGTGTCATTTTTGATAGAGTCAATGCAGGCTCTTTGAAATCAACTACAATATCCTTATTATATGATTTACGATAAATTGTTTCTTCAATTGTATTCTCAATCAAAATACGCATCAGTATTATCTGTTGTTTTTGTCCTACACGACAAGCTCTTGCAATAGCTTGCCCCTCAATTGCTTTACATTCTTCACTAGTAGAATTAATTGGTTCTACAAAAAAGATATGTGTTGCTTCAGTCAAATTAGTACCTGAAGCAGCATTCTTAAGACTTAACATAATCACTTTATTATCATTACCATCTGTATCTTTTCCAGCCTTAAATTTGCGGATAGCTGAATTACGAGACCATACATTGCCTTTTACAAAGCAATTCTCAATTTCATTTTCAGCTAATGTTTTACCAATGAGACTTAACATATCATCCCATTGAGAAAATACAATAATACGTGTCGTTTCACTGGCAACTAGATATCGGATAACTGAGATTAGTTTTCCTAATTTAGAACCATATTTCTCAACAAGTGGATTTGTATTCTCTTTTATTTTTTTCTTAACATTCATTACCATCAGGTCTTTTCCAGTTAAATCAGCTTTACATAAGGGACAACGTTTTTTATCACCTAAACACATTTTAAGACACTCATAACAAAAGATATGACCACAAGCAGTTACAGCAGGATTATCTAGATTATCCATACAAATTGAACAATTTTCATCATCAAGTACTTCAGGAGATTTCATCTTCTCTAAAATTGTAAAGAGATATTTAGATTCAGACATTTGTGTTTCATATGTTTTCTTGAGCATATGATATTCATGACGTGTAGGATCTAATTTACCCAATTTAACTTTATTTACCTCATAATTATTTTTATGATATTCAATTAGTTTGTCTTGCATTAGAGTTAAATCTACTTCCACATCACCAAAAATCTTTTTACTAGATTCAACAATGAGAGGATGACAGCATAGTTGTTGCATAATAATATCGCTCACTTTACCCTTTTTTGCTTCATATAATTGACGTTCTAGTTCTGTGAACTTTAACCAAATAATCTTCTCCATATATCCAGGAATGTTAATTTGTGTAGATACATCTTCTTTTCGATGTCTAATACATACTTTTTGTAGAATTTGTTCCCAAATATATTGTTTATTCATTAAATTTCTAAAAATATTATAGGATTGTTGTTTATGCATATTAGGATAATCAATAGTAATCTCACGTTCTTTATCTTCTAATTTTAGATTAATAAATCGAGAGCAGTTTTCAAGACCCTTAAAGTTTACAAATGGTGTACCAGATAGATACCAATAAAATTTAGAGTCAATATTAGAAAGCCATCGTGACATATATATTGATAATGAACCAGTACTAAGCATTTCACCAAAAATCTCATGACCTTCATCTAAAACGAGACGGTGAAAATTAAAGAATTCAAAAATAGGTAAATCTAATTCTTTGATTTCATCCCAACTATAATTATATTTTTCTATTTTTTCAGCAAGATAATTTTTAATTAGGATATTTCGTTCACTAAAATCATAATTAGATGCTGTACAAGGACGATAATGTAAAGTGGGATAGAATTTAAAGTTCATAAGAAATTGATGACTTGTAATAATAATATCACTATCAATAATTTCTTTAAATTTTAATGAATTATAATCTGTTTTTGTTAAAATTGTTCGAACCTTCAATTTACTAGTACAACGTTTAATTTCTGATTCCCATTGTTTTGTTAAATGTGATGGGCAAACAATAAGAGTAGCTTTAGAATTAATTTTTATATAATTATTAATTTTAGATATCGATGTATTGGCGATATTACCAGCTGGGTTTGATATGATAAGAGCAATTGTTGAAATTGTTTTACCTAATCCCATCTCATCTGCTAGTACACCACCACATGTTGTAATTTTAAATTGTTTATTTGTATCACTTTTCATATTAATAATTGGATCATAAATCACATCATTCCCATAATCAAAATTATAAGAATAATTAATATGAAAATCTGTTTTATTAGTTTCCATACTTAACATTTTTGCAAGCGTTTTTTCTTGATATTCATATAATTTTAATTTAAACTCACCTTTCATTTTAATAGGTTCAATATATGGAATAATACTTTTATCTTTCATATCCGTATTAGAAAATACTGATAAACTATTATATTTATCACAAAGTAAACTATTAAGAGATAATGATTGATTAATATAATCACCTACTAATTCTTTAACAACATCTAATTTAAATGATACTTCAAAGAAAAAACTATTACCATATGATGTACATCTTATAATATGTGTTACATCAAATGTCCAAAGAGGACTATTATTAATAATTTCAAAAAAAATATAATTATATAACTTTTTGTGAAAAGTAGTTGAAACATAGTTTGTTTCATTATTCAATTTATACTTAAAAATAATTGTATTATCTAATCCTAATCCAATAGGTTGAATATTAGATGGGATAACATCAATTTTAGTCTCAACTCGAAAAAATCCTTTATAATCCATTAATATGTAATATAATTAAACTTAATTATATTAAAAATCAAATTTTTCAATTGCTAACAACCATTTATTTTGATAATAAAAGAAAAACCTGATCCTAGCACTTTATTTAGCTCAAGTCTATAATTTGTAAAATATGTTCTTAGTTTATCTGAATTAACTATTCCATTTTTATCAATCATATATTGTTTTGTTGTTTCATTATCTAAGAAAACTTGTTTATTATCACATGAGTTTGGTAATTTCCATTCAGATGAAAGCTTGTGTATAGTAAGATTATATAAATTAGCTAGGGGATAATTATTATTAGTAGTTTGTATCAGTTCAAAAAAATATTGTGGGTGTAATGTTGAAAATCCAATAGAATCTATATTCTCATATGATAAGTCTTCAATAAGACATTTCACATCTGATTGAACTATTCCATATCCTGCTAAACAATGTACCATTCCAATTTCAAAAACTTTACCTCCCAACTTTACAATATCATTAGTTGAATTCATTAATTTTTATATTATTATAAAATATATTATTAATATTTCAATTTTTTATAACGTTTCATCTCTATTATTAGAGTATGCATAAAATACACTCATTATTTTAATTAAAATAATATCAATTTAAACTTCTATTTCGGTAACTTCTTTTTTACATTTTTTAAGTTTATTATTTTTATAAGTCCCAAATAGTTGTCCTTTTGTTCTATCACTATTTATTTCATATACTTCCATATTTTCTAAAATATATTCTTTATCCTTATAAGTAATATATTCATATGTTTCCTCGCTAACTTGGTCTTCTTCAATATCAATATCATCTACTTTCATAGTAACTACTTTTTTTACAATACTAGATAAAAATAGATTTGCTTGTTTTTTATTATTTTCAATTTCTGTTTCTAATTGTTTGATGAGTGTATCATTATATTCACAATATTCTATGATTTCTTTTTGTTTTTCAATAGAAGGGATTGGGATTTTTATTGATTTTAAATTTGTTTTTGAAATTACTTTTTGTGCGGTTCCTTGATATAAATTTGTTAAATAATCCTTATTATGTGAAAGTAAATAATATATGTATTTAGTCATAATGTCTTCTTGTTTTGATTTTAACGAAAACCCATTATCTGTTAAATAATATGGTTTATCAATATAATTAATATTAATATCACCAACACGAGTTAATGTAAAATCATTACCATCTCTATTTTTTTGATTATGTTTTCCAATAATTTTTCCACCGCCAATAACATCATATATACCATCAATCATTTCTGTTTTAGTTAGTGAGTTTCCTTGATTTACTTCACAAACTTCACCAATTGTTTTCACAACATTCTCACCAAATATTTTTTGATTATTCAAACAAAACTCGTTCAATTGCGTCAATTCCGTAATTTTCTCATTACTTGTTTTGTTTGCCTTTTCGTATATGAAATCTAAATATTTTACAATTTCTTGTTGGCGTTCAAGTGATGGGATTGGAATTTTTATTTGTTCTAATGATTTTTTGTTTAATGAACCATTACCAAGTATTCCTGAACCAAGTTTTGAAAAGTCATTAATCGTCAAATAGTAATATAAATATTTATTATTTAATAAATCATTATTTTTACTTAATATTCCAGCAATTGCTTCATTTGTATATAATGGATTACCTACAATTGCGGTTTTACCAATACTTAATTTAAATGAGAATAATATTGTATCTTTTGCAAATAATTTTACACTACTATTTTGAACTCCCAAATCAGTTATTTTTTCTTTTGTATCATAAATATAACCTCCATTTAATTCTCTTACTGAAACCCATAGATTATTTCCATTTTCATAATATTCATTTTTACTTCTTGAAGGTGTTCCTCCAATATCAAACTTACAAACTTCTCCGAGTGTTTTTACAACGACACTATCTTCATATTGTTCTTCTTCGGTTTCATCTTTCATATATTCAGCATAATTAAGTGAATATGAATTACTAACAATTTTCTCAATAGGAACTTCAACTAATAAATTTTTTATATCTTCATAAGGATTGTAATCATAAAACTTTACTTTTGATGTCATATGTGTTCTTGAAAACTTGTAATCTCTCCCTGTTTCTTTTTGAGTTTTGGATACTTTAATTGTGGTTTCCAAAACATCAGTTCCTTCTCTCTTTTTCACAAAATAAAACACACACGTTTTAATGGATGTGTATGTAAATATACCTGATGGTAGATATATAATTTCTTTTAAATCACAAGTTTTCATAAGATATTCTCTAATTGATACTAATGTGGTGTTTGTTTTTGAAAATAAATCTTGTCCGTCAGGTAATACAACAGCACATTTACCATTAATCTTCAACATATAAATAATTGCTTGAATAAATAAGGAAACTGCATTATCTGTTTTGATTGGAACATATTCACTTTTTAATGGATTTTGAAAATCATCGTATTTTAATCCTTTAATTCCAAATGGTGGATTTGCAAGAATATTATCAAACTTTCTTGTTATAGGAACACGAATACTATCACCTCTGTCTAATTTTTCAAACATATGACCTGATGATATTAACATATTTGAAACCGCAAGTTGATATGTATCAGGTTCTAATTCTTTACCATATAATCCTTCGGTTTTGATAAAATCCCAATCAGGTTTAATGTTTTTAGCAGTTGCTTGTTGTAAAATGTATTGTAAATAGGTAATCAAGAAACCAGCAGTTCCCATAGTAGGATCTCCACAAGTATCTATTTTTCCGTCAGGATGTATTTGTGGGTCAATTAATCGTACCATCATTTTCTTGACTAATGGTTGAGTAAAGAATTGCCCCAACACTTTACCTGTCATAATATCTTGAATAACTTCCTCATACGCATTACCCAAAACATCATATTCAGTTTGAGATAAGTCAAGAGAGTTTAATTTATCAATTAATTTTTTATAGGTTGATTTGTGTTGAATATCAAATCCTTTACCTTTCAAGAATATATTTTTTGTAGTAGGATGTTGAGATAAAATATCATCCCATAAATATCTCATAATATTTGGAATATTATCTTCTTTTTCCTTCGCTAAATTACTAAAACGAGATACACTTAATAATTTACTTTTATGTTTTTCTATCATCTCATGATCAAAATCATACTCAGTTAAATCATATTTATAATCATCAATATTTATTTCACCTCCAAAATGGGGTTCAAGTAATTTTAATATTAACAAATAAGATAAATTTCTTAATGCTTTCTCACCAGTTAAACCTTCATTGTCTCTCAATATATTTAAACAATTTTTGAATACACTGATAAGTGTAGTTTTATTATCCATTTTAACTTCTTTTATTTGACTAATTTGTTGCATTTCAGTTAATGTTATACAAGGTGCTTTCTTATTCATATGTCTTGTGAAATCAATTTTTTGATTAAAGACTTTTTTACACAAATCACAAATATATTGTTTTGACATTGCCATATATATATTATATAAGATAATAATCCTTTATATTAAAATAAATCAATTTTTATACTAATTATTAAAAAAAGTATTATTTCCTTAATAATTACAAACTAATACCTTCTTTTTCTTATTTGCAATTGTAATTATATCTCGTAAATCCTTCATATTATAGTATTCAACCCATAAACCATTTGGTGGAAATAATGCATCTATTTTACATAATTCATTACTTACAATTGATAGGTCTGTTATGTTTTTAATTTCAGGATATACCAATAAATACTCACCTACTTTATTTTTACATGTTTCTAAATCATAATATACTCGTTCAATACTTAAATATTCTATCCAGTTTGTAAATTGCCCTTTGAATACAATTTCAGGTTTTTTGGATAATCTATTATCTATCTCACATAATTCATAATAACTTTCTTTACTTTTTATATTTTTATCAGCAATTATTTTTCTTGCTTTTTCATATGTTGTAGCAAGCGCGGTTCTCTTATTTTCTAATTCTAATAAATTTAATAATATAGATTTCACATCATTTATTCCATCATATTCATTTGATTTGTGTTCTACTTCTTTAAAATTAGGAATATATCTATTTTTAAATTCTATTTCTTCAAATGAAATTTCAATATCATATAATAAATATTTTAACACCTCTATTATTTTTTCATATTTATTATCACCATTTTCATCAATATATACTGGTAAAGATATAACTAATATTTTTTCTTTATTTGATCCATATTGTCCTAATGCATCAGGTCTAATTCCTCTTCCAATACATTGTATAATATCTTGTATTGATAATTTAGGGTCACTTAAACATATAAAATCTATTTTATTAAAATCATATCCCATACTATATTTTGCAACAACATAACCAATACTATGATTTGTAGCTTCATATGTTTTTATATCTCTGTAATTATATTCTAATTTTATTTTTTGTAATCTTGGTTCTCTTTCAATAGTAAAATTATCACTAACTAATAAGAATGGTTTTATGTGTGTTTTATTGCTTTTATATTGTATATAATGCTTATTAAATAAGTTGAATGCATTTTTTTGTTTATTATGAAAACTAAACCCAAAAGTTCTATTTTTTTCATTAAAATCACTAATGATATAATTTATATTATCAACATTTTCAATATTTTCACTATAAATATAAGGTTTTATTTTTGATAACCAATGCAAATCTATTAATTCCTTTACTTTTATAGGTGAATACATTTTACCAAATATATTTTCATTTTGTAAAATTTTTGCTTTATTTGGTGAGGCAGATGTAAATATACGATATTTTATATATTGCGGCGTACCATTATTATTTAATAACCAAAATTGATAATTTATATTATCAACCCATTCTTCAATCCCCCAATGTGCTTCATCAAACCATATTGTTATATTAGTTATACAATTTAATAATATCATATCATAAATTTTACTAACGGATTGTGTGCAACAAATTACAATTTTTTTATTTGATAATTTTAAATATTCATCAAAATTATTGTCAGTAGAATAATTGAATATAATATAATTATCTTTTAGTATTTGTAAATATTTTTCTGAAATATTTTGTAAATTTACTATTTTTCTTGGTGAAATAATAATAATAAATTCACTTTTTAGATATTCTAATAAATTATATACTATGTAACTTTTACCTCCACCGGTTGGTAATTCAATGTATATTTTATTTTTTAATAAAAGTTCATTTTTACTAAATTCTATTATATTTGTTTGATATTCTCTTTCATTCCAAATATATTGTTTATTTGTTTTCTCATGTTTTACTCTGTTACATCTTACCAAATCACTAATTTCTTGTTTTGATAATTTTCTATATTTAATTCCAAGTGTAATTAGATAAGGTTCAATAAGAGTAATAATTTTTTTTTTGTAAAATTCAGTTCCCGCATCATATTTAACATTTAATTTACAAAACTTTTTTTGTAATAAGCGTTCAACTATTTCTGTCTTTTCACTAAGAACTTCAAATACTACTTCAAAATAACCTCTCTTAATCTCTCCAGTTGCATATTGTGCATCTCTTTCAGGAATATTATTTGTTTTACCCATTTTACATGCATCGTAAACATCATAATATGTATGATTTCTAATATAAATATATCCATTAGTGGAGTTCATATAAGTTATATAATAATATAATTACTAAATTATAAATCAATTTTTTACAGCAGTAAGATACATACCAGTGCACGCTAAAAATTGATTTATATATAATATACTTGTAATGATTGGTTTATACATATTAACAACAACTCAATTAGCAAAAGATGAAACAATTAAATTTGGAATGTCTATGAGAATAGAATATAGATGGATGGACTATTTAGCAATATTATGACAATTCAAAAGAATTATTTATAATAAATTCTGGATTATATAAAGTAATAATTTATATTTTTGAAAAAAATGATGTTGATGAAATAATTTATTATTCATATAATAATATAATTATTTTATATTATATTATATTATAATATGGAAAATTTTGATGAAATTAAAGGAAATGAATACTATATTGGATTATGTAAAATAGATGATAAACAAAAGAAAATAATAAAAAAAAATCCTCATTGTGCAGAATTTTTTTGTACTACTAATAATATTAGTAATTGTACTACATGTTCTAATTATTTAATTAAAAATAAACTATTTAATATTGATCCTTTATACATAAAAGATGATAGAATGTTAGCATTAGAAAAAATTAAAAAAAATGTTAATGAAAATAAATGTAAAGAAAAATGTTTAAATGGTTATTTATATGATTTTATTCCTAGAGATTTTGAAGGTATTAATAGAAAAGACAATAAAATAAATAAATTAGATAAATTTAAAAATAATAAAAATTTCTTTAAAGATGAATTAATATATAAATATGATGATATACCATATTATATTAATTATGAACAAACACGACCTAAACCAAAAAGTGTTATTCATTGGGGTCAATTAAAAATGTTTCTTGTTATATTAATGTTCTTAACTAAAGTTGTTGAACCAACAGATAAAAATGTACATATTATATATCCTGGATCTGCACGTGGCGATAATATTTTAATATTATCTGATATGTTTCCAAATGTAATTTGGAATTTAATAGATCCTACTACACATCATAAAAAATTATTTAATCATCCTAAAGTTGATGAAATAAAAACAGAATTTTTTACAGATGAAACTGCTGAATATTTTAAAAATAAATATTTGAAAAGAAATAAAGGAGATAAAATATTATTTATGTCTGATATTAGAGTTGATCCAAGTGATGAAGGAATTAAAAAAGATAATATTAGTGATGCTACATGGCATAAAATAATAAATCCTGATTATAGTTATTTAAAATTTAGATGCCCATATGAAGGAGAAAAAGAATATAAATTTTATGATGGAAAAATTTATATACAACCTTTTGCACCTGTTGGATCAACAGAATCTAGATTATTTTGTTCTAATAAATTAGAACCAAAAATATATAATATTGATGAATATCAAGGTAAATTTTTTTATTTTAATAGAGTTTTAAGACCAGCTTATTATAATCAATCATTAATAGAAGAAAATGATTATTTTGATCATTGTTATGATTGTACATATTTTAGTCATCTTATTAAAAATTATTTAAAAAAATTCCCAAATAATATATTTGATAAAGAACCAAGTATACTTCATATTATGAATAAAATTAAAGATAGATTATTAGAATCTACAATGGATCGAATTAAATTATCAAATCAACATATTAAGCATGGTATTAAATAATTATAATAATGATATTGAACTAAAATAATTTCTTCCAAACACTTCATTATATTCATCACAAACAGCATTTTTTCCTTTATTTTTATGATCTTCTAGTGTTATTAAACTAAAATTTATAGGAGCTTTTACAGAATCTAAATAATATTTTGATTTATACATATTATCATTTTTTTCAAGTAAATTAAATTTATTTGCATTCATTAATACATATAATATCATATCATATATATTGGAGGTGGAGAAAGTAGGACTTTTTCCTGCACCATTATCTAATTTTTTATTTTCTATTATATTATATTTTTTATTAATATATTCATATTTTTCAGGATTTATAGAATCTGCATATTTAGTTAATTCTATTATTCTATCTTTTATTTTCTTAAATTTTTTTATATTCAAATATTTAGTTTCCCCTTTTAAATAATAATTATTATAAACATTTAATATTGTATTATGATCAGAACCATTAATTGAAAATAAAGAGAGAGCTTTTATAAATTTACTTTTATCATTATTCTTATATTCAAATAAACTATCTATTTTTCCTTCACTTATTTCATTAATAGCAACTAATTTTATAATTTCTTCTCTACATTCATTACTAATATAATGAGCCATAATTATAGATAATGCGCCTAATAAAGATACTGATCTAAATCTTAATAAAACATGACCTAATACTGTTATAGTACCATTTATTTTATTATTAAGATCATCATAAGATTTAATTTTAAGCCAATCAATTTTTAATGGATTTAATTTATTATCAACATCCTTATTACTTGTTATTAATTTAATTGCTTTTATAAATGATAATTTATATAAAGCTGCTATAACTTGTTCAATATTTGGTACAGTAATAAAATCTTGAATAATTGTAAGGGTGTTTTTAATATTTTTTGCATATTTAATAATTGATAAAATATGATCTGTCAAATCACTTGTAATAATATCTGGTTCTGGGAATTTTTTTAATTGATTAAATGCAAACTGAGTATACAGATGATATGCAACACCAGGTTGTGTTCTACCTACTCTACCTATTCTTTGTTTTATTTGAGCTTGAGTAGTATATACTTTATTAACAACATTTGCATTTTTTAATGGTTTATAATATTTTACTAATTCAAAACCAGAATCAATTACATATACAAGCCCATCAAAAGTTATTGATGATTCTGCTATGTTTGTTGCAAATATTACTTTTCTATTTTTATTTGGATATTTAGTTTTATATAAATCTTTTGACACAGCAATTTCTTTATTATCACTTTTCATTTTAGAATACACTTCTACACAAAATACATTATTACATATTTCTTTATTTTTTAAAACAAGATCTTTTGGACAAGTTTCTTCTAATAAAAGACAACCTTTAATAGCATCATTTGACGTTGCTACAAAAATAATAATATCCCCATTAGTTGTCATATCAATAATACTATTACATTGTTTAACAGCATATTCAATATAATTAGATCTATTAACTTTCTTTTCATTTTTACTATCTAACCAAATTTGCTTAATTGATTGATTTGATTTACCAGATACTTCTATTTCACCATATTTTTTACTATCAGAGAAATAATCTCTAAAAACCTCTGGATTTATTGTAGCACTCATAATTATAATTTTAAATTCCGGTCTAATTACTAATATTTCTTTTAGAAATTTTAATAATAAATCAATTTGAATCCCTCTTTCATGCGCCTCATCAATAATTACTGTATTAAATTCTTTTAACGTTTTATCACCTCCTAATATTTTTGCTAATAATAAACCATCTGTTAAATATACTAACTCAGATTGATCACTATATGCATCAGATGGTGAACCTTTATATTTATATCCAACCATACTACCTAGTTTAACATCTAAAGTTTTAGCTGCATATTCTGCATTATATGCAGTTGTTAAGGTTTTAGGATTGGTAATAGCTATTTTCCCAGAAATATTAAGTATTTTATTATATTTTAAAACATATTTAGGAACTAATACAGTTTTTCCACTACCTGTTCCTGATATTAATAACATGACCATATTATCATTTAATAAATTAAAAAATTTAATAATATTTTCTTTATCAGTATACATTGGTAATTGAGACCATTTTTTTGCCAATTCAATATATTCAGAACTATATGATTCATTAGTTAGGAAATTTTTATTTTTCCCTTTTGAATCTAATATATCATCAATATTTTTTTTAATTATATCCATATAAAATATATTAGATATAAAATTTATACTAGTTAAATTTAATAATAATAAAAAATTATTATTTGCTAAAGACTCTAACTTTTACTGCAACTATATTTTCAAATGTTGCTCTTTCACCATAGATAGGTAATTTGAATAATTTTTTATTAATAATATATCTTATAAAATTCTACATGAAAAATTAATTAAATTAATAGATGATAAGCATCAAATAAATAAATTTTTTAATAAAAAATAATTATACTTCAATCTCATTTGATATTATTTTAACTTTATTTTTAGTAACTTTCTTTTTTGATACCGGTAGTTCAATATCATCCTCAATCATATTATCTACTTTAGGTTTATTTTTTTAGTTTCTTCTTTAATATTCTCATTTGGTGTTTTATTATCTAGTATTGATACTACTTCTTATGATAATTCTTTAATTAATTGTTTATATTGTAAATCTGCTTCTTTCACATGTGTAAATTTTCTTTTGTTATTTTTATTATACCTTTGTACATGTTTCTTTACTTTTTGTTGGTTCCAATTCAATAATGTATTCAACTTTATCTGATTGAACTTGTGTTCTTTATTATTTTCAATTATTCTGTTAAAAGTTAAAAAAATAGTAGTAAAAATGAAATACAAGCCATTTCATCACCTGATATTTATAAAATATAGTTTGATAATTTAGAGAAAATTGATAATATAATATAAAGTAATACAGTACTTTATATTATATGGAGAAACATGATCTTAAAACAATAAATAAATTATTTAATAGGAATGATATTCATAAAGATAAAGAAGCTGCTAAAGTTATTATGATAACTACATCAGAATTGAAAACTATTCATCAATTAATTAAAATGCCATTAATTCAAACTTCATTGAATGGTGATAAAGTAGAAGAAATGAAAAAAAAATTTAGTGATATAAATCCTTATCATCATCATTTTTTAGCATGTTGTAATATAACACTAGCCCATTTAATTGTTGGTGAAAAAGAGGATTATTATTTAGTTGATGGTCAACATAGAGTAGAAATGGCTTTAGAATTATATGATACAAATAATGATAATAAATCATTTATCGTTTCAATTATAAATGTAAAATCAAAGGATGAAATGAATTCATTATTTAAGAGTATAAATGCAGATTCAGCAAAATGTGTTATTAATGATTATCCAATTTTTGCACAACAACTTTTTGAAGAAATAAAAGAATTATTACAAACAAAGTATACTTTTATTCCAAATAAAGCTTTAGAAAAAAATAGATTATACAATATAACTGAATTCATTGATATACTAATTAAAAAAAATATATTAACTAGCGATAATTGTAAAGAAAATTATAATTATCTTGTAAATAAAGAAAAAGTATTTTTCAATAAATATGATTATATGGCACGCATGCATAAAAATAAAAGTATTTATAAAGACCAAGAAATTAAAAGTATTGAAAATAAAAGTTGTATGTTTATGAAAAATAATAATTTTATTGAATGGTTAATAGATACTACATTAGAACCATCACACGATTATTATATTAGAAAATCTATTCCTAAAAAATTACAACAACAAGTTTGGGAAAAAGAATTTAATGCAAATTCTAATGGTAGTTGTCCTATTTATAAATGTGAAAATATTTTAGATAAAAAAGTATCTAATAGTTGGCAATGTGGGCATATTATGAGTGTTGCAAATGGCGGTACTAATGATTTAGATAATTTAAGAACTATTTGTACAGATTGTAATAAAAAAATGAGTAGTATGAATTGGGATGATTATATAAATAAATTATATAAGGAAACTATTATAGAAGACTATTTTTATGAAAATGAAACCATTCAATGCTATTATAAAAATAATTCTAAGAGATGTATTAATATTGTTACAAATGAAAATTTTTATCCATATAAACATACGACTCCTAAAAATAAGATTAAAATAAAACCTGTTTGTAATAGTTGTTTTGATATTATAAAAAATATGGAAATTATAGTTTGATACATTATACCGCCGCAAAGCAGATTTTTCACTATATATTTTCCTTTGATAAATCAATAAATAAAGATTATCTATCATTAGCCTTATAAATATTATTAAACAATTCTTGAAAAATTTATATTATTTATAATATTCAACAATATTAACATCATATTTTTATTCTCTGTCTAATTCACAATATTGTTTTAAGTGTGCTGTTTCTAATAATTTAATATGTTTCTTAATATTACATAAAACATATTTATTTTCTTTATTCTGAATTAATCTGAATTAAATTGTGTCTTAATTTATATTGTTCTGGTCTAGTTACCTTTATAGATGTAGATACTTTAGTTTTGGTTGGTTGTATGATTATATAAATAAAAAATCTTAGGAAGATTTTAAGTGTGAAGAGCCTTCAGATTTTCTCGTCATATTTTTCAGTGAAAACCCCACTTTGCAGGCGGTGTAATTTAGAATCTCTAATAAATGTTATACAAGCATTTCAATAGCTAAGAATTATGTTCCCAACTATTATAAATACTTGTTAAACACAAATTTCAATTGCTGTGTATCATCTATTATAAATACTTGTTAAACACAAATTTCAATTGCTGTGTATCATCTATTATAAAAGTAGTTGTAAAACAACCACTTTTTCAATTGCTGTATTTGAGTCCACCAAGACCATTTTTAATAACCAATACATTAAAGTTAGTTGCGAAACATCGTAACTCATATGTATCACTTGGGGTATATAATTGTCCCGCGTTATTGATAACAAATTGTTGGGGTTTTAATTCAATTTGTAATTGTGTGTTTTCTATTCTTGAAAAATTACATCCTGTACTATTACTACATTTAGTAGGTTCAATATTAAATGAATAGACATAAAAATGGGTTAATAATAAATTCTTATAATTTTCGTGATTTTGCATATAATAAAAATACTTGGCATCTCTCCATTCAACTCTTTCTATTCCGTTAAAAAGAATTCGAGCTCGAGATAAAAGATGGCGTTCAGGTGTAAGATTCCATAAATTATAATCCAATACATTTTTTAATTGATAGGGAGGATATTGTAATTTATTAGTAAGATTAAAAAATTCTCCAACCATCTTATTACTTGAGGGATAAATAGCAAACATTAGGTCTTTTACTACGTGATTAAAATTTATTTCTAATGAACCTGTCATACCTATACTAGTATTTCTAATTTGTGCTTGTGTAATAACAATTTCATAATCACGTGTTGCTAATTCTTTTCGTTCTTCCAAATCAACATAATAAAAGTTGGCTTGTAAAACACAATCTTCTATGGATACTTGTGGATGAACATAATTTGAATGAAATAAATTTCCATTATTATCCTTTTCTAAAACACAAATACAATCTTGAAAACTTTTAAATGTAACATCAATGTAAATTTCAGTATTCTGTAATGCAATGATAGGTAATGGTTTTTTAATATCATTACAAAACCAAAATTTTAATGGGATATATATTGATTCGGAATCAATTTTAAGATTTGGTTTATTAATATAATCATCCATACCAATCATTTGTTTTCTATTCCAATCTGATAAATATAAATCAGTATAGAATTGCATATAATCTCCGTGCATTTCATCTATCAATATACCATTGAAATATAAACTAATCTTGTCAATCAGTGCATTACCAACAAAATCTGTATAATGAATACGATAATTACTATTAATATCATTTTCATTTTGTTGAACTGGTGTATTTAAATTGGCAATAGATATTTTAGGTAATCTTACTATCAAATATAAACCATATAATAGGTCACCCTTCTTTTCAATATTAAATCGAAATGTATTTCCCCAATTTGGTTTACCCATTGCATAAAAAATAGTATCACCTTTAGAATATTTATTTTTTTTTTCAATTGAGAAATCAAAGAAAGAACTTTTATTCTCATTATCAATTAGGTCATTATCTTGTATACCCTTTGCAACTAAATCTAAAATAGAACCATTAGACATTTTATTATTAATTAGAAATTATATATTTCTAAATACAAAATTATTTTGTAAAATTATTTTACAGCGGGAGCTATTTTAAATGACACGATTTATATATTCATCTATATATCAAAAATACCATCATATCTATCACCAATAAAAACATATGTTTCATCATTAAAACAATGCGACGTACCATCATCAATACATTGATTTTTGTAATCAAAAATTTTACATATATAATTACCGCTAATTATATAGTTTGAATACACTCCACAATCTGTAATTTTAGAATCATATGTTGTTAAAAATAAAGGTGCTGTTTTATTTTTTATAGGTGGAACTATTTTTGTATTATTAAACTTGTTTATATCATACTTTATAAAATATTGTTTTATTTTTATATTTTTATTTTCTCTATGAGATAATATCATTTCATAAGTTTCTATTTTTAATTTATCATAATCTTCATAATCAAATATTTTTTTTATAGAATCAATATTGTATGAATCATTTATAAGTTTAGTTAATCTTTTTAATTCACAATTTATAACATTGTTGTCTCCAGGGTTTCCACAATTACTAATACCATCTCCAGTACCATTTTTTATATAATTAAATGGTTCTAAGTTAGATATTTTTCTTTCAATATCATTAATATTTTCTAAAAGCATATATTGTGATATAATTCGATTATAGTCAGAATGAAGAATATTAAAATAGTCTTCATTTTTCTCATTATTATATATAAACATTTGTAAATCCATATGAATAAACGTTTGTTGAATATAATCAAAAGTTCCTTTATTATATTCTTGACAATCTTCTCTATAAGCTAATCTTAAAAAATCTAATTGACTAATTGATCTATAAAAAATTAATTCTTTATACTTTTCAAAATTAGGTGTTAATGAACTTAATACTAAATATTGTATTCTATCATTTTTACATGGAGATTTTATTTTACAAATAAACTTAAAATAATAATCATCAATTTTAATTATTTTATGTAATTGTATGTATAAATCTATAAGTTGTACTTTAGGATATGAAGGTATCATTATAGGAGAAGGTATCATCCCACCTAATATTTTTTTTAATATCATATATTTTTTTTTATATTTTAGATATTTATTTTTATAATTATGTAATTGATTTGACATATAATATATATTAGAATATTGTTAAATATTATTATATAAAATTCCATCTATTAGATTTATCATAACAAAAGTATTCTTATTTGATATTTTTAATTTACAATTCATTTCATAAATTTTTGTTTTTGTTGGTTTTTTAAATACTAGTTCTATAATCATATCATCATTATACAAGTCTATATTACAATATGATTTCATCGTAGTATTATAACATATCCCACCAACTTTTAAATTTGGAAATAATTCTAATAAAGGTAATAAATTAATAGTATAATCCTCAGATATTTTTGTTCCCATTATTTCACTTTGTATAATAGCACGTATCATATCATCATCTTCTATTGTTTTTGATTTAAATATATTATGTAATATTTTTGTTTCAGTTATATCTATATCTATTTTAGTACGACTAGTTACCTTGATAGGTTTATAATGTTTTTCTATATATATTTCCAATCGATGTGTTTGAAATGGAATATATATATTTCGTGCTATTAATCCCAATTCAAAGAATTCATCATATTTAAGAATATTCTTATCATAATATTCTTTAGTTACTAAATAAAAATAATTTTTGGTTTTTTTATTATTTTCTAGAGTTTCTATCATAATAGTAATAAAATTCATATCATAATAAATTGGTATAATTCTATTAAATTTTACCCCCGATTTTTCCAAGTTTTTTTCAAACTTTTTTAAATCTTGAATAAAATTTTCTGGAAAAATAGTACTAATTTGTTTTCCCACAGGTTTATTATTCAACATAGTTGAATAATCTAGCTTATCTAACAAAGTCAGATAAGGTTCAATTTGAATTATATTTGAATCTCCTGATGATGGATATTTCCTACTTATTAAAAGTTGTAAGTTATCTTTTGTTAAATTTATTCTTGAAATGTAAAATGATTCAGTTATATCAAGCTGTGATGCTTTGAATGGGAGATATCCTAATTTCTTACTATCCATTGTATAAACACCGACAGCCTCCTTATTTATTCTATTATTAGGATTCTTTATTAATTTAACCATATCTCCCAACTTTACAGTTTTCACTGTGTCTATATAAGTGAAAGTTCCATCAATTTGTATAGATTGCATTATTATAAAATATCTTTTTATTTAATTCAAACTTAATATTTTAAATTTTTTATTTATTATTTTTAAAATAAAATATCTAAATTATATTATATGACTAGTGTGAGTGATTTAATTATTACAGATAATCTCACAACCAATACATTAAATGTAAGTGGATTAAGTAGATTTAATAATGATATTTATGCACAAGCAGAAATTATTGTTGGTACAAATGCAACAATTCGAGGTACTATTAATACTTCTTCAAATTTAAATGTTAGTGGTAATTCTATATTACGCGGCAATATATTAGCTCTTTCTGGATTGAATATTAACGGAATTAGTAATTTTCAAAATAATGTAAATATAACAGGAAATGTTAATGTAACGGGTTCAACTTATTTACCCTCATTACATCTTGGAAATATAATGGATGTTGAAGCTGCTATTAATAATATAACTTCTTCATCTTATACAATTAGCGAAACTAATAATTTATTATCATCTTATTATAATAAAACAGCTACTTCTACTATATTACAAAATTATTATGATATGACAACAATGAGTAATTTGTTTGTACCACAATTTAATATATCGAGTAATACTCCTATTATAGTAAATAATAATCTGAATATAAATGGTGTATTAAGTATTAGTGGTATAACTGATTTAGCACAAACAGTTAATAATAAATTAAACTCATCTGTTATAAATAATTATTATAATATAACTCAGATTGATAATCGTTTTAATAATTCTCAGTTTATTACAGCAACTACTGCAACGTCTCAATTTTTAACAATTACAGCAGCTACTACTCTTATCAATCATACGAAACCATATGACATGGATGCTAAGAGTTTTAATATTATGGACCTAAATCAAAATAATGTTTTAACTGCTAGTATGTTTGTAAATAGTTATATTTGTATTAGTAATAATAATACTAGTACTATAGTATTACCTTCAGTTTATGAAATTATATATGGATTATTTAATGGTAATGTTGCAATTGGTACTACTTTTCCAACCTATATTTCACATAATTTAGGTTCATTACAATCATTATATATTCAACCTAATAATAGTAATCCATTATATTTAACAATATTATCATTTGATTTTGATATGCATAATATGGATACAACCTTATTAATAGGAGCTCCTGGATATTCTAGAAACAAGTATTCTCATCATTTAGTAACAAGAATAGATAGTATGACATCAATGACTGTTTTTAAACTTTAATCTGAAAATATAAAATAAACATCCAAATAATATGTAGTATAATAATATTATATTCTACATATTCTTCAGAAATATTTATAACAGGTTTTATTAAACGATAAATAAATCCTTCTTTATATTTTTCTCTTAATATCATATATTCTATTTCTGTTAAACCACATCTTCCATAATTTGTTACATATTGAATAAATAATAGAATTAAAATAGATAATATAAATTTCTTTAATTCTATATTATTTATAAATACAGAACTAATAATACTAAATATTAGTATGATGTGTAATAATTGTATTATTTGCAAATAAGTTTTCATTATTATTATTTATACTGATATAATATAAATAATAATATTATTTAGCTCCCATTGTAGCGGGTGGTTGGTAACCAAATGATGGTGGAGGTGGGGTGTACCCAAATGAACCAGGTGGTTGATAACCAAATGAACCAGGTGGTTGATATCCATATTGAGGTCCTTGTACATATATAACTTCTGGAGCGCATTGTGGAGCTATGAATGAAGTGGATAAACAGGCTCCTTTAAATGCAATAATATATATTATATATAAATAAGGGCAACATAATGCAACTAAAAATGGTATCCATTCAAAGCAACCATTACATCGATATGATAAAAAGAGTGCAATTATAGACATTATTGTATGAAATACACTATAAATATATTTACCAGCGCTAGGCTTTTCTTCTTCTTTTTTAGATGGAGGGGGTGTAGTTGGTTTGATAATAGGTAGTGTAGGTGTAGGTGTAGGTGGTTTTAATGCTTTAGCCATAGCAATAGTAGCTTGTGTATCGGCTAATGATTTACTTTTGATAGCTGCTGCATCATCTGATAGTTTTTTCGCTTGTTCTAAAGACTTGCGAACTTGTTCGTTAACATCCATTAAGATATATAATATTTTTTTTATTTTTAAATTAAATTATTTTTTATTAGTTATATAACATTTATATTAAAAATTAATAAATTTATGAATATAGGCACATACAACTTATTCTTAACATTTTAATTGGAATAATTTATTCTACTAGTATCCTTTCTTTTTCTTCCAATCATTATATACTTGAATAGCTTGGGAGTCTGTCATACCAGTTGATTTACCATAATTCAGGCCGTTTTCTATAATAATAGCATACATTGATTCTTTCCCTTTTTCGCGTGGTGCACTATCAAAAATTTTTTCCATTTGTTCAATTGTAGGAAGTGGTAATTCAGATAATTTTTTTGTATATTCTCTCTCACAATGTTCCAATAATAATATTTTTATTGCACTCAAATTCATCTTGCCTTCAGCTGCTTTTATT